CGTTTCGGGTCTTCCGCGCCGACCTGGCTGCTTACGAGGCCGCCGTCCTGCGCGCCGTGAAGGTGCCGCTGGCGCCGCATGAATTCGATGCGTTGGTCAGCTTCCACTACAACACCGGCGGCATCGCTCGGGCGGCGCTGACCCGCCACCTCAATGCCGGCAATCGCGTTGCAGCCGCCAACGCGTTCCTGAACTGGCGGCGACCGGCGTCGATCATTCCGCGGCGGGAAGCCGAGCGCGACCTGTTCCGCCATGGCCGCTATCCCGGCGGCACGATCCCGGTCTGGTCCGTGGACCGCACGGGGCGCGTGGACTTCTCGCGACCGATCCGTCGCCTGAGCGAGGATGAGGCTCTGGCCTTGGCTCGCGGGCCGTCGCCGCTGCCGAGGCCACCGGTCCTCGATCCTGCGCCCTACGCGCCGACCGGCTGGCTCGCCCGGCTGGTCGCTTATCTTTCCAACCTGATCCGGAGGGCCTGATCCCCATGCGCTACGTTCGCCCCAACTCGCTCACCTGGTGGGCGGGACTGCTCGCCATGCTCACCGGCATCGCGTCGCTCGCGCTGCCCGCCACCGGGCCGCTCGGGGAGCTGTCCCGGCTCGTCGCGCTGCTTGCCGGCAGCGGCGATGCCTCGCCCGCGGGGCTGATGTTCCTCGGGATCGGCCTGATCGGCCTGCGCGACCGGATCGAGCGCGGGTTCCGCGGCGATGCTTGAGTTCCTCGCTGGGATGATCGTGGGCGGCAGCTTGGGCGTCTTCATCGTCGCCCTCTGCGTCGCCGCCGCACGCGGGGAGCGGGACGATGGCTGATCTCCTGATCTGGCTGGTCGCGGCTCTGGGCGCGGTCGGAGGTGTCGTTCTCGGCCGGGTCTGGGGGCGCGCGGAAGGGGAGCACGCGGGCAAACGGGAGGCGGAACGCGATGCCATGGAAGACAAGAACAGGCGCGTCGAGCGCGGGCGCGACGCGGTTCGTGACGGCCGCGGCGCTGGCGATCCTGCTGACCGGCTGCGCCGCAACGATGGGCGCTGGTGACGCCGGCTGCGCCTCCTATGCCGAGGCGCGGCTCGCCCGACCGCCGGTCGAGACGGTCGCGGAGGTCATGCCCGCATGGGCGGACTGGATCGCCGATCTCGACGACCGCATGACGGGAACCTGCCGATGAAATCCCTCTCGCCCGCGTTGCAGGCTCATCTCGACGAGGGCACGACCACGCTCGCCTGGTGCTGGCGGATCACGCGCGCCGATGGCGTCACCTTCGGCTTCACCGACCATGACCGGACGCTGAGCCTCATTGGCACCGACTTCGAGCCTGAGAGCGGCCTGACCGCCTCCGAGGTGCGCTCGGGCTCGGACCTGTCGGTCGATGCGCAGGACGCCGAGGGGGTGCTGACCTCGGACCGAATTACCGAGACCGACATCCTCGACGGCCGCTGGGACAACGCCGAGGTCGAGGTCTGGCGGGTGAACTGGGCCGACACGGGTCAGCGCGTGCTGATGCGGCGCGGCGCCATCGGTCAGATCCGACGCGGGCGGCTCTCCTTCGTCGCCGAGGTTCGCTCGCTGGCGCATGTGCTCGGCCAGACAGTCGGGCGGACTTTCCAGGCGACCTGCGATGTTGCGCTCGGCGATGCGTGCTGCGGCGTCGACCTCGAGGCTTCCGCTTTCAAGGGGACGGGCGCAGTGATCGATCTGCTGCGCGACCGTGCCTTCACCGCCTCGGGGCTCGGGGGCTTCGCCTCCGGCTGGTTCACCTTCGGCACGATCGAGTGGTCCAGCGGCGCGAACGCGGGGCGGCGCGCCGAGGTGCTGGGCCATGACGTGACGGGCGGCGTCGCCGTGCTGACCCTGCTTGAGGGTCTGCCCCCGCGCGCCACCGGTTCGAGCGCGGGGGCAGACGGGCGCGCGATCGCGGAGGGCGACACCTTCACCATCCGCGCGGGCTGCGACAAGCAGATCGAGACCTGCGGCGCGAAGTTCGCCAATACCGCCAGTTTCCGCGGTTTCCCGCACATTCCGGGGCAAGACACAATTCTACGCTACGCCTCGCGCGATGGCGGCCACGACGGGGGCGTGCTGTGACGCAACCTCTCGCATCAGCCGACCCCGCGCGCATCGTCGCTGTCGCACGCTCCTGGCTCGGCACGCCCTATCACGACCAGGCGAGCCTGCGCGGTGTGGGATGCGACTGCCTCGGGCTCGCCCGGGGCGTCTGGCGCGAGGTCGTCGGCCCCGAGCCGTTCCCGATCCCGCCATACAGCCGCGACTGGGGCGAGACCGGCCCTCGCGAGGTTCTGGCCGAGGGCGCGCGCGCCATGATGGTCGAGGTGGAACCGGCGGCGGCCGGTCCCGGCGCGCTGGTGCTGTTCCGCATGAAGCCCCGCGCCATTGCCAAGCATGTCGGGATCCTCACGGGGCCCGACAGCTTCCTCCACGCCTACGAGCGGCTCGGCGTGATCGAGGAACCGCTCACCCAATCCTGGCGGCGGCGCATCGCCTTCGCCTTCCTGTTCCCGCAACGCTGAGACCCGACCATGGCAACGCTCGTCCTCGGCGCGGCCGGCGCCGCCATCGGCGGGTCGATCGGCGGCAGCATCCTTGGGCTGTCCGCCGTCACGATCGGCGGCTTCGTCGGCTCGACCATCGGCTCAGCGGTCGACAGCTGGATCATTTCGTCGCTGGCGCCGACGCAGCGCCTCGAAGGCGCGCGGCTCGACACGCTGCGCATCACCTCGGCCACCGAAGGCGCGGTCATCCCGCGGCTCTACGGGCGCATGCGGATGGGCGGCAACATCATCTGGGCGACGGATTTCCGCGAGGAGACGAAGACCACCACGCAGGGTGGCGGCAAGGGCGGCGGGGGCGGCGGCAAGGTCAGGACCACGGAATATCTCTACTATGCGAGCTTCGCGGTCGCGCTCTGCGAGGGTCCGATCACCGGCATCGGCCGCATCTGGGCCGACGGCAAGCCGATGGACCTCTCCGGCGTCACCTGGCGCTGGTATCCTGGCGACGAGGCGCAGGCGGCCGATCCGTTCATCGCCGCGAGGATGGGCGCGGCCAGCACGCCCGCCTACCGCGGCACCGCCTATGTCGTCTTCGAGGAGCTGGCGCTCGGAGCCTACGGCAACCGCCTGCCGCAGCTGTCCTTCGAGGTCTTCCGTCCGCTGGCCGATCCCGACACGGCCGAGGGGCTGACCCGCGCCGTCACCATGATCCCGGCCTCGGGCGAGTTCGTCTATGCGACGGACGGCATCCGCAAGGGGCCGGCGGGTAACCAGGGCACGGAGAACCTCAACGCGCTCTCGGACACTGCCGACATGGTGGTGGCGCTCGACCGGTTGCAGGCCAGCGCTCCGCAGGTCGAGAGCGTCAGCCTCGTCGTCGCCTGGTTCGGCAACGACCTGCGCGCGGGCGACTGCGCGATCCGGCCGGGCGTCGAGTTGGCCACCAAGGTCACGACCCCGCAAACCTGGTCCGTGAACGGCGTCTCCCGCGCCGCCGCCCATCTCGTCAGCCGCGACGGTCTCCAGCCGAACGCCACGGGTTCGAGTGAGGCTGGAGACGACCGGCCCGTCTATGGCGGCACGCCCGCGGATTTCGCCGTGGTGCAGGCGATCCGGGAGATGAAGGCGCGCGGGCTGCGCGTCACGCTCTATCCCTTCATCCTGGTGGACGTGCCGCCCGGCAACAGTCTGCCGAACCCGTATTCCGACAACGCCTCCGAGACGGGCCAGCCTGCATTCCCCTGGCGCGGGCGTATCACCTGTTCGCCTGCCGCTGGGTTCGCCGGGACCGTGGACAAGACCGCTGCTGCGGCGGCGCAGGTCGCGGCCTTTTTCGGGAGCGCCAGCCCGTCCGATTTCGCGGTGTCGGGCGAGACCGTCTCCTGGACCGGGCAGCCCGGCGAGTGGGGCCTGCGCCGCATGGTGCTGCACTACGCCCATCTCTGCGCGGCGGCGGGCGGGGTCGATGCCTTCCTCATCGGCTCGGAGATGCGCGGCCTCACTCAGGTTCGGGACGGTGCTGCGAGCTATCCGGCGGTGCAGGCCTTCCGTGCACTCGCGGCCGACTGCCGGGCGATCCTCGGCTCGGGCACGAAGATCGGCTACGCCTCAGACTGGTCGGAATGGCGCGACGGCCTCACACATCTCGACGCGGCCGAGGGCTGGCCCGCGATCTACGACCGGGCCTACCTGCAATCCAATATCGCCGGTGGCGAGGGGTTCGAGTGGTTCTACGCCAGCCCGGCGGACCGCTCCGCGCAGCTGCGCACGCCGATCACCGATGGCACGGCCAGCAAGCCGTGGGTGTTCCGCACCAAGGACCTGCGCGCCTGGTGGTCGAACCCGCATTACGACCGCCCGGGCGGGGTGGAGAGCGCGACGCCGACGGCGTGGGTGCCGGGGTCCAAGCCGATCTGGTTCACGGAGCTCGGCTGCCCGGCCATCGACCGCGGCACCAACCAGCCCAATACCTTCTTCGACCCGAAGTCGTCGGAGAGCCATGTGCCCCACTTCTCCCGCGGATGGCGGG